CAGATATTCATACAGCAATGGCTGAGCACCGGATGAAGCTTGAAGAAATTGAGGCAGGTATGTATGCGACAATTGCTGAGACCCAGGCCAAGAGTGAAGCGGATATTCTGCTTGAGCAGCTGCAGGTTCAGGGCAATGTTACACAAACGCAAGTCAGCGCCGAATCTGAAATACAGAAGGATGCCGCAAGCACAGCAATGGAGATCGAGAAGGAGCAAGCCAAAACCACGCTTAAAATCGACGAGATAGCGGCTAGTGCCAGCGCTAAAATAACCGAATCAAACGCAATAAAAGAGGATACAAATGATGCCGAAGAGTGACTACCGAAGTTCGATGCGCGGTGACGTAGAAAAGGCTTACAACAAATCGATGGGCGGACAAGGTGGAGCCAAGAAGCCTAAGCCTATGAAGATGAAAGCTGGTGGCAAGAAGTCTCCAACCGGTTCAGCTACGGTTGGGGGTGGCAGTTAATGGGCTTTTTTGCATCACTCAACCCTAATAAGCTAGTCGACAAGGTTTCCAAGGGTCTTGACAAGATGGTTCTGACAAAGGAGGAGCGTATGGAGCATTTTCCTAAGCTTCTGTCGATGTACGAGCCATTCAAGCTTATTCAGCGCCATATCGTGTATATCGTGATTCCGCCCTATATGCTATGTTGGATAGCGGCGTTTATGGCTGACTTTATCACTGGTGTTGATCTAACTGACCACCAAATGGAGCTGCTAAACGGTGACGTTAAGTACGCTTTCATTATCATCTGTACGTTCTTTTTTGGTGGCGGAATGATTGAGAGCTTTAATCGAGGAGGCAAGAAAGGTGGCTAGATTTATCCAATGTCCAGAGACACGAAAATTAATACCAGCAGAGGACTACCATCGGCACCAGGCCGAGAGAGATCTTTCTGCATTTGTCCAAGAGGACATTAAACCATTCGTATCACCTGTAGACGGATCGATTATCTCAACTCGTGCAGACCTACGACACCACAACAGAAAACATGGTGTGACAGACCCACGAGACTATGGCCCGGACTGGTTTGAACGCAAAGCAAAAGAGCGGCAAGCTGATATGCGTGGAGAAAGCCGAGGGTCAAGAGAGTCAAGACTAGAATCAATTCAAGAAGCGTTATATAAACACGGTCACTAAAAAACATTAACACGAGGTCAGAGATATGGATGAACTACGAGAAGCATTTGAAGAAGCATGGGACGACTCCGAAGGAGAAGCGCCAGAAGCAGGAGAGGAAAGTACAGAAACACTGGCGGAAGAAACGCAAGAAGAATCGACTGAACAGGATGTAAGTGATGATACCAGCGAAGACTCTGAAACAGCCGAATCACAAGAAGGCGACACCGCTCCAAATGAAGAAGTTGCTGAGAGCGATATTGCTGACAAGGCTACGGATGCGAAGACAGAAAAGGCTCCAGCGTCTTGGACACCTGCGGCCAGGGAGAATTGGTCTAAGATACCTGCTGCCGCTCAAGCTCAGATTACGAAGCGCGAACAGCAAATGTCCAAGTACATGCAGGATACTGCGCCAGCCAAAAACTTTATCAAGAGTTTCCAAAAGACCATAGAACCCTATCAGAACGCCATGATGGCTGCAGGCGTAAAAGACCCTATGCAGGTCGTTGGCGCACTGATGAACAACGATAACATCCTGCGAAATGGCGACACCCAGACTAAGGCTGATCTAGTTGCCTCAATGATTAATAAGTTTGGCGTAGACATTGAGACTCTTGACAATATTTTGACAGGGCAGCCAGCTCCTGAGCAGAATACTGGCGGGAACCATGTTCAGGATATGATTCGCAAAGAAATGGCTCCGTTCCATAATATGATGCAGCAACAGGAAGTTAATCGTCAGAACGAGCACCACCAGATCCAGCAGAATGCGGCTAACGAGGTTCAGTCCTTTGCTCATAGCAATGAGTTTCTTAATGATGTCCGAGGTGATATGGCAGACCTTTTGGATATGGCTGCGTCTAGGGGTCAAGCTATGACCATGCAGGAAGCCTATGATAAAGCATGTGCTCTAAACCCAGATATCAGCAAAGTAATGGATGATCGTAAGATCCTTCAGAACAGCCAGAACGCTATGCAGAAGCGTAACGCAGCATCTAGCGTGACAGGAGCCCCCGGAGGCTCTGGTGGTTCGTCTTCTGCCGGTAGCTCATTAAGGGATCAAATTGCCAATGCATGGAATGACACGTATTGACAAATTATTATTTGATGCTATTTTAGACATATACGGCCCAGTATCTTTTAGCCTGCAAAACTAAGCGATACAGCCATGATAGGTCACAGTTTTAGTAGCCTGTGACATTGCAGTACCACGAAAGCGATATCCCAGTCTTAGCACAGATATTGATGCGAGTAGTAAAACACTTAACTTAATATTAACTATAAGAGCGACATAGCTCTGAGGGATTTATCATGGCTTCAGCCAACCCCAATTATAGTGGAATATTAGCGACTACTATTGAGTCCCGTACTCGCAAAATCGCTGATAACGTCACGAACAACAACGCTGTACTCAAAAAGTTATCCGCCAAGGGTAACATCCGAACTTTCTCTGGTGGTTATAAGATCCTAGAGGAACTATCGTTTGCCGAAAATACGAACGCTGGATATTACAGCGGCTATGATCTTTTGCCTGTTGGCGTATCTGACGTCATTTCGGCGGCTGAGTATGACATTAAGCAAGCTGCTGTACCCGTTGTAATATCAGGTTTAGAGCAATTGCAGAACTCTGGCAAAGAAAAGATGATCGATCTCATGGAAGCTCGGCTTAAAGTAGCTGAGTCGACCATGAAGAACCTTTTGACCTCTGGCATCTATAGCGATGGCACTGGTGCAGGTGGTAAAGAGATTGATGGCCTTGGTGCTGCTGTTCCAGTCGACCCTACTGCAAGTCCATATGGCGGCATTGATGGAAATACGTTCACATTTTGGCAAAATGCTGTAAGCGACAACACTGCTGCTGCAGTAACCGCGTCGACTATTCAAGGTTTGATGAATGGATTGTGGGCAGATCTTGTACGTGGCGGTGATCGACCAGACTGCATCCCATGCGACAGCGTATTCTGGAACACTTACATAGCCTCTTTACAGGCTCAGCAGCGCTTTACCAACACCAACGAAGGTGATGCTGGCTTTATGACGATTAAGTTCATGGACGCAGATGTAGTCCTTGATGGTGGTATCTACAACGGCACTGGTTCGGGTTGTCCAGCAGGCACAGCGTTCTTCTTGAACACTGACTACCTCCACTGGCGTCCACATGCAGACCGCAACATGGTTCCACTATCGCCGAACCGTCGATATGCGACTAACCAAGATGCTGAGGTACAAATCTTAGCGTGGGCTGGCAATTGTACGACTTCTGGTCGTCAGTTCCAAGGCCGCTTCGATATGAATGGTTAATCCATTCTTGTAGCACCGATAGAAGGGGGATTCGTCCCTCTTTTTCTTTATCTGGGGTAGTAAATGGGCATCATATTTCAGCAGTTAGCCAGGAACCTAGAGGGTGCTATTAAGGTAGTCGAAGGGCCGCCTTCTGGCAATTTCATACAAGACCAAGGCCTTCTTCTTGATGAAGAGGGAAGCCTATACTCTAGCTCTACAAGCCCAATTTCATTTCATGCCTATGGCTTGCCATTTTCTGCAGTAGGCGAGCTTTGTATTGAAGGTGGCGTACCTGCCTTTTACGATCAAGGCATAGGATTTACCGCCAGCGGTCGCATATCAGGGACTCTTACACAGCCTGCAGATTTCTATAATCAAGGCATAGGTAATAACGTTGTAAGCGGTATCGTCTTTGAGGTTGATATATCTCCAGACCTACCTGGGCAGGTTATGAACCTAGTAACGACCATCCCGGTAGATAATCAAGCTCGTAATGAGTGGGATGCATTAGTTTCTGACCCTGCAGTAACCTCGTACACCTTAGAACACAAAGAGTCTTCTAGTGGAATATGGATACAGACAAATGTTGGCTTATCACTTACGGCTGACACGCTAGGTTTAAAATCTGGAGTCCAGTACGACTTTAGAGTATTTGCCACCAATGTAAATGGCAATGGCGCACCATCGTCAACCAATCAGATTATTGTTGAGGGTGTGCCAGAGCAAATTACTGATTTATCTGTGTTGACTGGTATTATACAGGTCAATGAAACGTGGACAGCGCCTTCAGCAGCACCAGCAATAGCTAGCTATGACATTGAGTACAAGGAAAACTCGAGCGGCACTTGGATAGCTTATGATGGCACTGGTCTAAGTACTAATATCGATATTTACAATCTTGATCCTGTGCTTCAGGACTTCAGGGTTCGAGCAGTAAACGCTAAAGGTGCTGGAACATACGCAACGACGCAAGGTACGCCAACTGCTATAAGCTCGCCAAGGCAAGTAGAGTGGAATGAGAAGGGTGTTAACGATAACGGTTCAGTAATCACGTCGATTACGAATACTGGTGGATTTGGCGCAACGTCTAACTTGGACACTTTTGTAAATCAGGCCAATTGCACACCTGCATCACACAAAGGCAAGAATTGTTGGCAGCATAATGGATCGTGCTACATTAGGACTGCTACACCTCCGACTAATCAGGGGTCTCAAGCATCATTTATTTGGTGCGGTATTCCATTTTTTAATGATGGCAACAACCGAAGAGTTTGGGGATCTTCATTCCAAACATCTAGCCTTATCTCTCAGCAATTCAATACTTTTATTGAGCAGAGCGGCCCCTTTGTTGGGACCAGCGGAGTTGATTTTACCAGCACTGAATGGATAATTTACGGTAGATTTGGATCTGGAGCCAATTCTTACATTAGAGTTATTAAAAATGACGGGGTTACTGACAATTCAAGCTCTGGCTTCGCTGGTAACGGTTTAATTCAGCCTGAAATTCTTGGCTGGGATTTTAACCAAAGTTTTGGAGAGGACTTCCCCGCTCAGTATTACGAGTGTACTTTTTATGATGGGCTCCTAAGTACTGCCGAAGAAAATGCGCTTATAAATTCAATTAAACAAAAATGGTTTTTAGGAGTACCAGGATGACTAGAATATTTGGTGATGATGAGAGTGCTGATAATGTTATTGGTGAAATAAACCAAGGGATAGGCTATTCTAAACTTAAAATTCAAGACCGGGAAACTAGCACAAGTGAGGAAGATACTTTGCTCGAGGGGCTAGCTTCTGGATTTCTATATGCCAAAGACGTGAGGGCTGGATAATGGCTGTTTTAAATACATTGGCGGTAAATAGTTTATCGCTTCGTGGTTCTGGTACAGAGTTTAATAAGTTTTCCCGTTTCTTTAAGACTTTAGAAGAGGCTCGTGAAAGTGTTTCAACAGGTGACTATATTCCTACTCCCGGTGTTACAAATGCGGTTCTAGTCCTTGGTGCCGGCATAATGATTTGGTCTTTCGATTTGGAAGATTTTGTTGGCGTATCTGAGTTCTCAGGAGCTTCAAACCAAGCTGACAAATATATAGAGCTTGATGGAGTAAACGACTACATTAATTTGCCTGATCTAGCTTCTTCTGGTGACTGCAATGACATTCTTGATTTTACGAAAGACTGGTCAATAGGAGTCAGCTTAGTAGGAGTGGTTGGCCCCTCTTCCCCGCAGAATATGACTATCTTCAGTCGTGGCGGCATCCATATAACGCTAAAAGCTCATGCCCCCTCTTCAAACTGGGGCCTTTACGTCACCTCCGATAATGATTTGTTCAATGTAAGTAAAAGGGCTCAAGCCAACACTTGGTATGCGCCAAGCGATCTTAGCCGTATATTATTTACGTATGATTCATCATCAAAACGCCTCAAGTATTTCTTAGGTGATCCTTCAACTGGTGTTTATGCACAGCGTGCCAACTTAGCTATCCCTCAATCAATGGTTGACGGGCAGAATCTAGGCGCTGACCTGGATATAGGAAAATCTTGGACTGGTGTTGGCGGATCGTATTTCAGTGGTGTGAACTGGAATGGTGGCGTTAACAACCTTGTCGCATCAAACATTGCCTTTACTGGTCCTTTTATTGAAGAGTATTTCCAAGATCAGTCGGGCGATCCAGACGCTCCTTCAAGTGACTCATTTACAACGGCAGAATATTACCCCGACCTTTGTGCATTCGCGAAGCTAGGCGAAGATACATTTCCCAGCGTGACAGATGAAAAAGGTAATATTACTGGCGGAGCTCTCATTAATGGTTCGGCAGATGATTTCGTTGATATTCCAGAGGAATAAATAAAATGTCAGTTAATCAAAAAACTTATTTTATAGATAGTTCAGAAATTGCCACTAGGTCTTCCGAGGTTCCCTTGGCCGACTTTTCAGGTGGCTTAAACAAAGGTGGATCATGCTCAGGTGGGATAGGAATTAACACAGGTAATCCTAACCCGACAGAGCAGGATTGGCCTAGACCAGCAGTTTCAGTTGTTGAGGAAAGTCAATATATTGGCGGAACTCAATCAGGTATATTTACTGAAGACGAAACATTTGGGGACACTGCGTTAGTATCATTTGTGCAGGCTTCAGGTGCGGTTTCTGCAGGCGCCGAAATTGCAAACGTATCAGGCTTTAGCTTTGTCAATCGAACCGGTCAGGATTTGGTTGCTGATGACTGGGCATGGGGCGTTGCAAACAACCCATAACTTTTTTTACTATGATCAAGAGGATCAGATATGCTACCAGCTCCAAATGAAGAAGACTTCATGGCATCAAACCAGCGCAAGCAGGACGAAAACCTGTTTGTAAAGTTTGACATCCGTACACGTCCAGACAAAGTGAAGACCAAAGAAGATGGCGTTCCTCGCTTTAAGGAAGTTGAATATATTGATATTCGCATCCCTGGAAAGAAAGACAGCGTTTGTCACCCTGTTACCGATAACGACAAAAAGCGTTTCCCACGGCATTACGAAGCGTTCAAGAACCGCACTGGAGACCTTGAACTTGAAGGTACGCCTTTACGGGAATGGACTGGCGTCACTCGCAGCATGGCTGAAGAGATGATTCACCAGAACATCATGACTGTAGAGATGCTGGCGATCACTGCCGACACCCAGATATCTAATTTCATGGGTGGTTTTGGTGTTCGAGAGAAGGCGCGTGAATATGTCGAGCAGATGAAGAGTGACAAGCCCTTTCGTGAAATGAAGTTGGAAAATGAGGAGCTGAGAGCAGTAGCCCGTGATCAGCAGGAAACAATTGATAATCTTGCGGAACAAGTAAAGGTTCTTACAGAGAACATGAATAGCAAGACAGCAAAAAAGTCTAAGTAAGGGGGATTAATATATGCCTATCACTACGGTTGCTACGGCTAACGACATTCTTAACCAGGTAGCTGCAGAAATAGGCATATCTCCTGTTCCTGACCCATACGGATCTCAGGATGATGCCTTTATCCAGATGCGATATCTGCTTAATACTGCAGGTAATCAGTTGGTTATTGCGTATCCTTGGGAACTGCTAAACAGGGAAGCTAACATAACAACATCGGCTGGTGACTCTGGCGTTTATCCCCTACCTGAAGACTTTTTCTACATGATTGACCAGACAGGTTGGGAGAGATCGCAGAACGTACCACTCTCAGGCCCTCTAAGCCCGCAGGACTGGCAATATCTAAAAGGAAGAGACTTAGTTACGTCTACCATATACGCCTCATTCAGGCTAAAGGATGGGACATTTAACATATTCCCACAGCCGCCTCCAGAAGGTCTTGATATTTACTATGAGTACATATCAAAGAACTGGGTGAGCGACGGAGTATTGCCAAACCCCACATATAAGCGTGAGGTTACAACGGGCAGTGATATTCCTCAGTTTGACAAGACTTTACTTACTAGATTTCTTAAGCAACAAATGCTGAGTGCCAAAGGTTTTGATGCGAATGACGCTAAGGAGGATTTTGCTCAGATATTTGGATTTCTAACTGGTTTAGATAAGGGGGCAGAAGTTCTTTCTGTCAGTCGAAACAATGGCTTCCCATACCTAAATGCTTGGCGAAACTTACCAGACTCGGGGTACGGTCTCTAGTGGCTATCCACCCAAACAGAAGATCAGTCAGAAAGACGCCAGTGACTGCGAAAGCAAACACGATGATAGCCCCTGCGGGAGGTATCGACGCAACAACCATATTGTCTGCAGGCAACCCACTCTACTCCATCTACAGCATTAACCTACTTCCGTCTGAGTATGGGTTGCAGGTTCGCAAGGGGTATCGTGAGTGGCAGATAGGCGTGGATAATGGCGCGGGTATAAGCATAAACACAATTATTCCATTTGGAGGTCTAGATAACGACTCATCAGATGACAGATTGTTTGCGGTGAGCAATGAGGGTATCTGGAATGTAACACCAAACGAAGGCGTCCCAAGTCTTGACGTTACTTTTGCTGACCAGACTGTAGACGCAGGTTTTGGCGTCTATGTTCACATGACGACCAATGCTCAAGAGGAGCTTTTATTCTACGCAGACTCGAGTAATGGCCTTCATCAGTATTCTGGCGCCACTGGATTGTGGACAATACCCGCCATAACAGGAACAGGATCGCCCTCACCTGCTGAAGATCTGGTTATTGGTAATGTTAATTTTGTAACTTCCCATAACGGTAGACTATGGTTAATTGAAAGAGATAAATCAAAAGCGTGGTATTTGGATATTGACGCTATTGCTGGTGCTGCTACTGAGTTCTTTTTTGGCCCTAAACTACCTCATGGGGGGAATTTGGCTGGCCTGTTTCCTTGGACGATTGACTCAGGTACTGGTATTGACGATTATCTTGTTGCTGTTGGTCGCTCTGGCGATGTACTACCTTATCGTGGGACAGATCCGGGTAGCGCGGATGCATGGGAATTGTCGGGGAAATGGTTTATAGGGGCAATACCAAAGGGATCAAAATTTGGAACGCAGGATGGTGGAGACTTAAACCTACTATCAGCCTACGGCCTCACATCAATGAATGAGCTTGTTGTCGGTACAGATGGCAAGAATATTGACGCTTCAGAAGAGACCAGGAAGATATCGCTTATTGTAAGAGACGCTATGGAGGCTGCTAGGCGAGAGAATGGATGGGATGTTAGTGTCATTCCCTCACAAAGCAATCTTCTTATTAGCCGCCCTCAAAAGAACAGCGAGAGCTACATACAGTACGTAAGACATACAACAACTCAGGGTTGGGGCTTGTGGCGAGATGTACCAATGTCGTCTTTTGATGAGTGGAATGGTAAAGTTTATATTGGCACGAAAGACCTTAGAGTTCTTGTTATGGATGTAACTGTTGATAACCAGTTGATAACACCTGTACAACAGATTAATGGTGATGCTATAAAATTCTCTGTTTTGACAAACTATCAGGATCTAGGTGAGCCATCACTGAAGAAACGCGGTAAGTATATACGCCCGTATTTCATATCGTCTGCCAAACCAGGCTCAACATCAAAATTCAGGTATGACTATGACTTATCTGAAGTAATAAACACGGCAGCAGACCCGGTTTCAAGCAATAACAACTGGGATGTAGGTCTGTGGGATGAAGCCTTATGGGGCTCATCAACCTTGTCTGGTCAAGTATCCGTTAGCGGAAGCTTCGGAATGGGGGTAAACTTGGCTATTGCTATGAGCGGAACGTCTAGAGTTGCGACAACACTAATAAGCTGGGATATCCAGTGGGACACGGGAGGGCCGTTATAATGGGATGGCTAAGCGATATTTATGGTGGCGCTAGAGATCTTGTAAGTGAGCTAGACCCTACAAACCTGCTCGATAAAGAAGGTGATGGGAAAGTAGGCCTTGTAGGCGATCACAATACCGAATCACCAGAAGGTGAAATGGATGAGCTTAGGCGAGCTTTTAGGGCGTACACCACAAGCTCAATATATGAGGGCGATGCCCCTAAGTGGGTTAGCACGAAATATGGTGCTATGCCTATAGGTGGTCTTGGTGCCATAGGTCCAGAAAATGAAGAAAGTAGAGAATCACAAATATTTAAGGATTACGTGTCAGCTTACACAAATGTTCTTGACAGGATAACTAAACAGAGCAAGTACGGTGATTATGATGCAAACATACCTGGATGGAGCGAAGATTACGGGCCTAGAACCTTCGCTCCAGATTCACCACTAAGTGATGACGAATTAGGGGCTGAACTTCGGTCATACATTCTAGGAAGGGGCTATTCGGATGACACTGAATGGACTCCACCTGAAGAATACCAGATAGACACTCCTCAAACTGGTAATGCCAGTCAGTCGCCAATGTCACCACCTGGTTCATCGCCAACATATCAGGATCAAGGCCAGTCACAATCTCCAAGAGGCAGTTACTTTGACTACTCTAAAGGTAACCCGTTTGCAGATCACGCAAGATCAATGGGGTTTACTGATTTCCAGGGTAGAGGCCAGAGCCCTCAAGCAGAGCAGCAG